CCCTTCCAAGAGCGAAGAGAACAGGCATCAAAGCGGTTAGTTGGTCACCGGCAAGTTTAGCGGCAGCTTTGGCACCATCTAATCCCCCGGGCAAAAATCTGAGTGAATTGTTGGTATTGTCTAAACTTCTGCCAAGCTTATCTGCCATAGCAGCAGTTTGATCAACTTGTTGTCTTAGGTCAAATCCTAAATTAGAAACTTGCCCCTCACCCATAAGTTGCGCTTCACCGAAAAGAGATGCAAAAGAATCTTCTGCTTGCTGCAAGACAGGTACAACTTTCTCGTCGTACGATTTTACGAATGCGTCTGTGAATCCTTCCGCCCCGGAAACGCCCATTAGCTTGAAAACTTTATCCATCCCTGAGGCTTTAAATGCTACATCGTCGAGCTGCTTTCCTAGTTTAAAAGCACCGATTGTAAGAGCCCCGAGACCTACAGCCATTCCGGCCTTCTTCAAGGATTCAGTCATATCGTTAGTAGATACAGCTGCAGCAGAAGCTGCTTGCCCAACCTGTTTTGCAGAAGAAGCTGTAGACTTAATTAAAGCTTGCGCTGTCTTAAGTTTAGCTTGCTGCGCAGATGAAAGACCTGCTGTTCCTTGCGCGTTAATATCATTTACTAGCGTCTTAAGCTCTTGCAGATTTGACACTGTTGCAGTGATCGAATTATTTTGACTTACGAGTAAATCTAGCTGCGCTAATAGATTGTCAATACCTTCTGCCATGTCTTACACCGTTGTTGGGATTTTTGCTTATCAGCATTTAGTAAATATACAGTTACGTAAATCTTCTGATTCTAGAAGGTCCTTCTGCTCGGGAGTGACCTGAAAGTGCTCTTGTTGTAGGGTCGTTTTGATGCGCGGCTCTTGACTGCGCGGCTTCACCCTGGTCGGCTGCTTTTTTAAATTCTTTATTAATTCGATCGATGAACCAGTTGCGGTACTGGATTGGGAGCTTATAAGCTTCGGAGTAAGTGAAGCCGCCGTAGTACATCAGAAGGAATGTTTGCTCTAGGTAGATATCTCTATCACTAGGTTTCAGGCCAAAAAAACGATGGGCCTATCGGAAGGCCCACCTCCTCTTCATATCCGCAACCAGTGCATGTGAAGGGTGTCGTCATTAACACCGAAGGTTCGTGTGCGTCAATATAGCGTCGTAGGGTCAAAGAATCTCTAGCAGGCATGTTTCTGATAAATTGATTTATCTTTCCGCCTGAAGTCTCTCCATCGATAGAAACGATTACACGCTGGAGCCTATCTGTTACCAAGCTGTCTGCTGTAAAGCCTTGCTTTCTCTTTCTCTCTGTGAGAAGCGATTGCTCTTCCTCATCTTCGCCAGTAGCAAATCTAAAGTGAACGGTCTTACCTGACATGGGCAACTTAAAAGCAAATAAGTTTGTGTTTGGTTCGACAGGTTCAAGATCGAGGGTTCTAATAGGGAGGTCTGCCAAGTTGCACTCACACTGTTGATTTGTTCCGCATTCTGGGCAATCCATCTCAACGTTATATCCAGCACCGTATCCTGTGATTCTAAGTGCGATCATCACCGCTGTTCGGTCACCACTGAGCATTGAGCGTGTGTTTATTGTCTTGTCCATCAGGCAAGAAGAAAGCAGGTGTGAAATAACGGTGCCTTGCTTAATAAGTGCTCTTGACGTGAGGATATCTTCTTCTCTTGCTGTCATTGCTCTAATTGAAACAGCAACTTTTCCGTGAAGCGGGTGTCCTTCTGGGTATGCTAAACCCTGCGAGGGCAAAGGTACTTGCTCAACAGGAATGTCAAAACCTAAGTCTTGTTCCATCCTCTCGATCGATGGCTGCATCATCTGTTCGTGCATGCCAGTAGAAGTAAAGATATCATTTTTGCGAGACATACTGGTGTCCTTTCGAATCATTTATATTGTATGTTAACGTGAGAGAGACGTTAAACCAGTGAATACAAATTTTTTGGCTTGCTCACAAAGAGCAATGCGGATATGCCATATACGTCGGATATTAAATCAGTATTGAAGGACGCAGTTGTCAAATCTCAGCGTAAGCTGAACTTCTGCAGGAGCTTCAGAATTGTAATCCAAGTCTTGACCAAAGTTAGCGCTTGTGATAAACGCACCTTTGACGTCCCAGAGTTCAACAACTGTTCCTACTGGATCCAACATCTTGATCTGGCAGTCACGCTTGTAAAAGTCAGCGTAGCCACTACGACCAGAAACGGATTCAAAGTGAGTTCTCACCCACTCCATAACCTGCTGAGCACCTGAAGGTGCGATAGGATCGTAAAGAGAAACGTTCATTTCCTGGAAAACAGTTCTTCCTGCGACGTAACGCGTGTGATTGATGAACTGTATTGTCTGGGCCGGGGTTTGAATCTGGGGACGAGCTGCGGTCTTCATTAAGAATGCGTCTATCCCTTCTATAGCAAAAACCCATCGAAACTTGCGTTTCGGTTCAAACTTATTTGGAAGCATCTCTGCGACTGATAGTGTTTCTGCCATTACAAGCTCCTAACATCTCTCTCATTATAAATATACGTCACGCCAAAAAATATTCTCATGTGAGTTAAATTCCTTCTACGCCCGCATTTGTAACGACGAAGTCGAGAGAGATGAATTCGGCGGTTCGGGTTGGTTGAATAAAGATTTTTCCTCTCACAGTGTTGTTCTCAACGTCTGCTTGAGTTGTAGTAGAAGCATCAATGATAACTTTAAATCTATCGATGCCTGAATTCTGCTGAACGTTTTGCAAGATTGGTCGAACTCTTGCGCTGAGCCTTGCAAGGGTTGCCTCTCTATTTGGCTCAAACAGGATCTGATTTGCTGCCTGGCGCACTGAGCGCCTGATGTCAATCAGAAGCCTTCTAACATTGACTCTGTCAAGAGCAGATGCTGCTTGCTGCAGAGTTCTTTGACCGAATACCACTGGCCCAGAGTTCGGGAACGTCTGGATTGGGTTAATCTTTGAGTTATTCAAATCTTCAAGGTTGTCTTCGTTTAATTTAGTCTTAACTTCTGTAACATTCTTGAGAGCGCCTCTGCTAAATCCTGCTGCGGCGAACCATGGGAATGCAACGCGATCATTCGCGGAGAATGCACCGATAACTGCAACAGAAGGAGGTACCACAACCGACGTGGTTTGCTCTCTAAGAACTTTCGTCTGGGAGTCCAATGATTTCTGTGCCACAGTCATTGTCACGTCTGGGAAGTAAGCGGCTGCAAAGGAAGAATCTAAGTTTCTAGAATCAAACGCCGTAACTGTATTTGCAACGCTTATGCTATCTTTTTGGACCGAAGATGTAACCACTGTGTTAACATTGTCTCTTTCTTCAATATCCATAATGTAAAGCGCGTCGAACCTGTCTTCTACCTTTAGAATAGCTTGATCTGAAATCACTTCTTGTCGAAGGCCAGGAATTGCCAGAAGCTGAATGTCAACGTCTGATTTATCTGCCATAACGTCAAGAGCTCTAAAGTATGCTGAAACTGTAGAACCTTCTCTTTGTCCGCGGTTTGCATCATCCATTTCGCCCTTGGCGGACTTATCATTAAGGTTAGCTGAATCTGCATCGAAGATGCTTAGGCCGTCAAAACCACCCTGGATTGGGAACGTGAACTTAGAAACGTTAGATACTTTTTGATCACTGGTATCATCAACTGTCCAGGCTCTAGTCTTAGCAGAAGCATCTGCAGTAACATTTCCTGCTCGTTCGTATCTCCACTCCTTGATTCCGTTAGAAGAAGCGTCTGCTTTATCGCCAGAGCCTGTAAGAATCCTAACGTTTTCAAGTGTAAATCCGTTGTTATTAAATCTATCACAGTCAAATACGATACCTGAAGCATCTGCTTGGCCTGCGTTTGAACCTGTCATAACGTTCATGTTTGTGCTATTCAAGCCGTAGAAATTAGGGAAGAACTTCGTGAAACTTTGAATGGTTGGCTCAGATTGTAAATCTTCATTCGGCTTAGCCAATTCAACCTTACGCTGGAATTGAACGCCCCAATATAAGGAAGGTTTGGCGCGAGCGCTTACGCTACCAGAACCAATAAGTAAATGTTCTCTGAATGGAACTGGGGGCTCAACTGTTGACTTGAGTAGCTCAGTTGCGTCTGTTGTGAGGCCAGCATCTGGAATTGCTGTAAGCGGGTTACTTCCTGACGTTATCAGGTGATCAAGCCCTCTAAATCCAACCGGAAGCGCTGTGCCGTCGATATCACCTGATTCTACATCTGCGTTAATCTCAACGCGGATTAAATTAGACATATTGGAATATTTGCCTTGGACAACAATCTTTTGGAATCCTGTCTGCTGCTCGAAATCGTAAAAAATATTTCTATCACCGATTATTCGGCCGATATATCTGTCAGCGCCTGGATC